AGAAGCACCATGTATTTGTAATCTACTCAGGGCCTGGGAGAAATTGAATCCTTGGAGACTCTGAACCTTGGAGCCCCTTGGTGACTAGAGCTGAAGTGGTAAGGGCTCTGTTCTTTTGTGCGTTGCTCTCAAAGAGATGGACGTTGCGATTCGTTTGGTTGGCGAGTCGTTCAGCCTCGTTAGGTACACGCACAAGTCCATCTGTGGGGTTGAGGGCCGCCTCATTGAGAACGCCGTCGAAGAAGTCGAAGGCAGCAAACTTTTGCTCGGGTTTGTAAGCCCAGGCTTCCCATGCCGCTGGAGGGAGATTCTTTGAGACTCGATAATTCCAGATAATCTTTGCAAAGTATCTGCAGAATTGTCTCAGAGTGGTGAATTGGGTGATAGCATGGGCGACTTTGGAGAGCGGCATCTGGAGCACAGTTGAGTCACCTTTGAAGACTGTTTCTGGTGAGGACCCGTTGTCAAAGCAGTAATTAACTATTTCTAGGGATAGTGGAGTGAGGTTAGTGGCAGACGCGCCTAGGGTGGTCAGGGCTTGTGAGATGCTGACTAGCTCAGCTGGGGAAGGTAGAAGAGAGCTAGTGACCCCGAGTGAGAGGGCCGCAAGCTGGGAGGAGGACAAGGTTTGGAAAGGTCCGGACTGAGGAGTGGAGCGGGGTCCGGCGGACTGAGAAGACTGGACTCCAGTAGTAGACATGATTAGTTTTGATTTTCACAATTTGTTAAAACTTAAGCGGTTATTAAGTGCTGTAATGACGTCAGCAAGATTGCCAACGTGTTCACAGCCCTTGACAACAGTCTGGTCACCCGACAAGACGATCAGACAACTAGGGGTGTTAAGTGTGGTTAGACCCGCAATGACTGCAAGGCCCAGCACGACTCCTAGACTCAAATAGGTAAGAAACATAGATGGCTAAGGTCAGGAAAAGGACAAGGATGGGTGGACTCCAGTTAATGGCCGTTTTCTTAGGGCCTGAGTAGAAGACTGTTTTCGTGCCGTCACGATACCAGCCTCCGTGTGGTAAACTGTGGGAAGAATCCCCGACACTGGGTAATGTGGACCTAGTCAGTGCGAATACTACTAGCGATAGTCCTAAGCCTAGGGTTAGTGGGAGGAGGGTCCTAGTGTGATCAGGTGGAGGCGTCAGCCTCAGTGGGGCACCGGACATGGAGTTCTTTTGTGTGACGCGTGAGCGCAATGTAGAGCGCTGTACTGTCTTCAATCTGCTCGAGGGCGAGAGAAGATAGAACTGTCACGACGGGGAATTGGAGGCCAATGGTTGCTTTGGGGCAGAGCGGTTTGAGTCCGTGCCTGCTCGCTAGTTGGAAGATGGCTTCGTCAAGGGCTATGACTACACCGAAGAGTTCAGACTCGAAAACCCCTTTCCTTGTGACTACTTGATCCTCTGAATCGGGATAAATAAGGATTCCAAGGCTGGAGATCAGCTCGCATGTGCTTGGACCAAGTCGGTGGGAGGTCTCTTTGATAAAATGGGGTTCCAGGGCATAGTCAGGATGCTGGAGAGGGTCGGCGAACACCGCATCCCAACTTCCTTTCAGAGGCTGTGCGCAGTACTCATCGAGGATGTTGAAATGGTTGGCCTTGGGCATGGAAAACTGTCGGATCATCTTCCTAGAGAGGTTGGGCTTGTCTGGCGTGCCCAGCGTCTGAGCATTCGTGGCCGAGTGTTGGTGTAGAAATTGCCTAATCAGGGTGGTCTTTCCTGCACCGGCCACAGCATGGATGACTAAGGGTTTGGAAATGGGCAAGTCAGTCCTAGTGTATCCGTTAGCGATTAGTAGGGCAGTTAGCGTCTCCATCAGTCAAAAGTTG